GAATTTATCACAGAATCATTACCAGTTTCTCTTATTGGAATGAATCAAAATTTGATGAAACAATATTTGGAGTTTGTTGTTGATGGATTGTTAGTTAAACTTGGATGTAAAAAACAATTCAATGTTGAACAACCATTCAAATTTATGGAACAAATTGCCGTTGAAACAAAAGGTAATTTCTTTGAATCTAGAACAGTTGAATATCAAAAAGCAAAGTTAAATGAGACTCTCTCCTTTACTGATGACTTTTAATTTACTATCTTTTTAAACTATGATGTCACTTAGAATTAAAAAACGTAGTGGGGACGATGCGTCGTTTAACCCACAAAAAATTTACAACAGAATTAAAAGAGCTGCAAAAGGTCTTAATGTTAATTCTGACGAAATCTTCATTAAGGTAATCACTTCAGTACCAACTGAAGGGGTCATCACCACCAAAGATTTGGATAAGTTAATTTATGAAATTGCTGCGGCTTTCACAGGTAGTCATCACGACTATTCTCGCTTGGCATCATCAGTTGCAATTTCATCCTACCATAAAGAAACTGACCCAAGTTTCTCAAACGTTATGCATACCTTACACGTTGATGGTATTGTAAGTAATGAATTAATGGAGATTGTTGAATCTTACGGTCCTAGTAAAATTGATGAGGTAATTAATCATGATAATGATTATAACTTTGACTACTTCGCTTGGAGGTCACTTGCTGAAATGTATTTGTTGAAATTACCAAATGGTAAAGTAGTTGAAAGACCTCAACATATGTATATGAGAGTTGCTCTTTGGGTGACTAATACATTTGAGGAAGCGGTTGAATACTATCGCGCGTTATCCACCCAAAGAATGTCTCCGGCAACACCAATTATGATTAATGCAGGTACAAAGGTTCCACAATTGGCGTCTTGTGTTCTTCATTATAATGATTCGGATTCTCGTGAAGGTTTGTTAAATACTATGAGAGATATCTCAACATATTCATCAGATGCTGCGGGTATCGGACTATCAATGTCTAATATTCGTAGTAAAGAGAGTCGTATTACATCTTCAGGTGGATATGCTGGAGGATTGTTAAAGTATTTGAAGATTGTTAATGAGTCACTTCGTTTCTTTAACCAACAAGGACGTAGACCAGGTTCTGCTGCGATTTACTTGGAACCTTGGCATAAAGATATCTTTGATTTATTGGACATTAAAAAGAACACAGGGGCTGAAGAATTGAGAGCTCGTGATTTGTTTACGGCACTTTGGATTCCTGATAACTTTATGAGGGCGGTTAAGAACAACGAAGATTGGTATTTGTTCTGCCCTAACGACATTATTAAGTCAGGTATTAAACCATTACAAGAGTCTTATGGTGATGAATATGAGACAAATTACAACAAAGCAGTTGAGTTAGGTATTGGTAAAAAAGTTAAGGCTCAAGAAATTTGGAATAAGATTATTGAATCTCAAATTGAAACTGGGGTCCCATATCTTTGTTCTAAAGACAATGCTAACAAAAAGACAAATCATCAGAACATTGGTGTAATTAAACAATCAAATCTTTGTAATGAAATTTACCAATACACTGACGAGAAAACAACCGCAATCTGCACTCTTTCATCTATGGTGTTAAAGAACTATGTAAAAGATGGAGAGTTTGATTTCCAAGGTTTGTATGAAGAAACTCGTAAAGTTGTAAGAGCGTTGAATAAAGTCGTTAACATCAACAATTACTCAACTGAAAAGGGACGTAAGGGTGGATTGGAACAAAGAGCAATTGCTATCGGAACACAAGGACTTGCAGATGTATTCTATTTGATGGATTACATCTTTACATCTGAAGAAGCTCGTAAATTGAATAAAGAGATTTTTGAAACAATTTATTTCGCGGCAATCACTGAAAGTAACAGATTATGTATGGATGGTAAGTATGAACCATACGTTCACTTTGAAGGCTCACCAATGTCAAAAGGAGTATTCCAATTTGATATGTGGGGATTGAAAGAAGATGAGTTATCAGGAAGATGGCCTTGGGGAACTCTTAAAGAGAATGTTAGTAAATACGGGGTTTGTAATTCATTATTCACGGCTCAAATGCCTGTGGCTTCTTCGGCTAAGATTACAGGTTCATATGAAATGACAGAACCTGCTCACTCAGCAATCTTTAACAGACGTGTAGTTGGCGGTGAGATTATGATTGTTAACAAATACTTGATTAACGACTTTGAAAAGATTGGAATTTGGTCTGAAGATTTGAAGAATGAAATCATTATGAATGAAGGGTCAATTCAAAATATTAATTTTAACAATTACCTTGATTTAGAAGATAAAAGATATAATTCAAAGGTTAAAAGAATTGAACATTTAATTAACAAGTATAAGACAATTTGGGAAATCTCACAAAAGGCATTGATTGAAATGGCAGCTGACAGAGCTCCGTTTATTGACCAATCACAATCAATGAACATATATATGGGTAACCCAACATTGTCAAAGATTTCATCATCACATTTCTATGGATGGGAAAAGGGATTGAAAACACTTTGTTACTATGTTAGAACAAAGGCAATCTCAACAGGAGCAAAACACTTGGCGGTTGACATTTCAAAAATGAATAAACCAAAACCAACACCTGAACCACCAAAGGTAGATTACAGTTATATGAATTTACCTCCAAAACCTGAGAATAGTGACTTTGATTGTTTTGGATGTTCTTCTTAACAAAATCCGATGTGTTATCCCGAGCTAGGTCGGGATTTTTTATTTATATAAGGATTTACTGAAAAAAACACAACATTATATTTATATCATATGGCAGATGGAAGAACATACGGTATAAATTTCCCGTTTAAAGATTCGTTAAATGGTAAGTATTTAGATTTATCTGATACTGCCGATGAGGAAGTTAGAAGTAATCTTATCCATTTACTATTATCAAGAAAGGGTAGTAGATATTTTTTACCTGACTTTGGAACAAGACTTTACGAATATATTTTTGAACAATTAGATGGACCAACATTTACAGACATTGAAGCTGAGATTAGAGACTCAGTTGAAAAATATATTCCTAATTTAATAATTAATGGGATTACTATAACATCAACTGAAACTGAAGAAGGTAATGATGTTGTAACAAATAATCAAAATGTTTTAAGAACTGTTGATGCGGGAACTCAGTCAGTACCTGACTATACCGCAAAAATAAGAGTTGACTACACAATAACAAATGACGCTTTTAAAAGTAAGGATTTTGTAATAATTAACCTATAAGAAAATGGCAGAAAAAAAGATTTCATACACAACAAGAGATTTCCAATCAATAAGACAAGAATTGGTAACTTTTGTTCAAACTTATTATCCTGATTTAATACAGAACGTAAACGACGCTTCTGTTTTTTCAGTTTTATTAGATTTAAACGCTGCCGTTACGGACAATTTACAATTTCATATAGATAGAAGTATACAAGAAACTGTTTTACAATACGCTCAACAAAAAAGTTCAATTTACAATATTGCAAGAACCTATGGATTAAAAATTCCCGGGTTAAGACCATCTGTTGCGGTTGTTGATTTCTCAATCACAGTACCTGCTTTGGGAGACGCTGAAGATTTAAGATATTGTGGAGTTCTAAGAGCTGGTAGTCAAGTAATTGGAGCGGGACAAATTTTTGAAAACGTTAATGATGTTGATTTTACGTCACCATTAAATGCTGAAGGGTATCCGAATAGAGTTAAAATTCCAAATTTTGACGCAAATAATAATTTAATAAATTATACAATTGTTAAGAGAGAGACAGTTGTAAACGGTATTACAAAAGTTTTCAAAAGAACGATATCAGGTAGTGATGCTAAACCATTTTTGGAGATATTTTTACCTGAAAAAAATGTTTTAGGTGTTACAAGTGTTTTACTAAAAGATGGGGCTAGTTATTCTAATGTACCTACCGCCCAAGAATTTTTAGGAACCAGTGATAGATGGTATGAAGTTTATGCTTTGGCTGAGGATAGAGTTTTTGTACCCGACCCTTCAAAACCTGCGGACCAACCCGGTCTTAAAGTTGGTAAGTATATTCAGACAAATACAAGATTTATAACTGAATACACTCCCGAAGGATTTATGAAATTAACTTTTGGTGGTGGAAACACTTCTGCTGATGAACAGTTAAGGGATTTTGCGAGAAACGGAATACAGTTAGATTTATCAAAATATCAAAATAATTTTTCATTAGGCTCAACACTTAAACCAAACTCAACTTTATTCATTCAATATAGAATTGGTGGTGGATTGGCAACAAATTTAGGTGTGAACGTAAT